GCCGCCCGGATGATCTCGTCCAGACCCTGCAGGGCGGCCATCCGGCGCATCTCGGAACCCACGCCGCGCAACTCGCCGCGCATCTCCTCCATCTGGCGCGTGATGCGCTCCAGCGGACCCTCCGCCTCATTGACGAACCGGGCGCCGCCGCGTGCCAGCTCCACGAAATCCCGCACCGCCTCTCGCTGGGCGTCACTAAGCTCGTCAATGGTGCCCCCCAGCGCCAGCACGGCAGACGCCTGATCGAGCAGCTTCTGCTCAGACTCGACCAGCGCCTGGCGGAAGTTGCCTGAGCTCTCGACGAGCTCGGTCAGGCGCTTCGACGCCTTGCCGGAGGCCAGGATGCCGTCGATCTCTTTCTGGTACTTCGCGGCAGTGATCCCCCCGTCCTGCAGGGCCTTGTTGAGCTCGACGACCCGGCGCTCCGTCTCGTCCAGCCTGTCAGGCCCGGGGGCGGCCGCCAGCGGCGCCATGCGACCCGCAATCTGACGAGTGAGAGATTCCCGCTCGGCCTCGAACTCCCGGCTGAGTCCACGCAAGGTGTTGCGGAAGTCCGACAGCGAGATGCCGTCGATGCCCTCCTTGATCGTCTCCAGCCAGTCCCCGCCGGCCTCCTCGACGCGCCCGTACTCATCGAGCAGGCGCTGCAGTTGCCTCTCGTGCTCGCCCGTGGCGTCGATCACACTCTCGGTGTTGCTGGACCACAGGTAAACCGCCGTGGCCAGCCCGGTGAGGATCAGCCCCGGCAGCCCACCGATCAGCAGATACGCGGCGCGCAGCCCGGCCAGCGCCCGTGAGGCGGCCAGCGCCCGACCCTGGACCGTCGTCATGGCGATAGAGGTCGCCGTCAACCCGGCACGCATCCGCGCCATCAGCGGCGGTGCCGCGGCCGTCTGGGCGTTCAGGGTGGCCTGCGCACCGGCCATGCCCTGGGTCGCCCCCTGTGCGGCGGCCGCGGCCGGGGGCAGCGTCAGGGCCGCCTGCGCCGCCTGCCGGAACCGCTGGCCCAACGAGGCGATGCCCGACAGGATGCGCTGCCCAACGAACAGCGACAGCAGCAGGATGACCTCATCGGCCAGACGGATCAGCGTCTCGAACCCGGCGCTTAGTACGTTAAGGGCGCCCGAGATGGCCGGCAGGTACGCCGACAGCGCCTCGGGGATGCGCGATAGCGTCTCGACGAAGTTCCCCGCCGAGGTGCCGATGTCCTTGAAGAACTTTTGCCCGCTGGATGACTGGAAAAACGTCGTCAGGTTCTCCAGGGCGGCGGCCATGCCGTCGATGAAGCCATTGTTGGCCACGGCCTCCTGGGCCTTGACGATCTCGTTCTGGAAGCGGCCCAGCGCGGCGTTGAAGCTCTCCAGGGCCTTGGGAAGCTGTGGCTTGGTGACGTCGGACAGCCGCTGGGCAAACTTCGGCAGGAAGTCCTCACTGGCCAGCTCACCGTTCTCGATCATCTTGGTGAGTTCTTTCGAGGTCATGCCCATGGCCTCGACCGCCAGGCGGAAAGCACCCGGCAGCCGGTCGCCGAGCTGCTCGCGAAGCTCCTCCATCGAGACCGTGCCGCGCGAGGCCATCTGTTCGAGGGCCTTGAACACGCCCTGCAACTGGTCGTTGGAAAGCCGGAACACCCGCCCGGCTTCGGTGACCTGCTGGAATATCTTGCGGGTCTGCGCGCCCTCGATGTTGGTGCCACGGGTGGCCGTCGCCAGGTTGGCGTACTGCATCGCCAGCGTGTTGAACTGCACGCCGAGCCGGTCGGCCTCCTCGCGAATCCAGCGCATCTCACGCGCGGCCAGCGCCTGGTCGCCCTGCATCGCCACCATCATCTTGTTGTTGGCGGCTTCGATGTCCTGGAAGGTCTGCGACACCCCGCCCAGCGCCTGGATGGCGCCGAACAGTCCGACGTAGGCCGCGGCCAGCGCCAGCAGCTCACCACGCAGGCGCTGGAACAGCGAGAGCGAGGTACGCCCGCCCTTCAGCCAGACCTCCATGCCGTTGGCCGCCTCACGAGAGGCCCCGGCCTGCTGGCGCAACGCCTGCGAGACACCACGATGACCGGCCGCCTGCCGGGTGGCCGCCGTCGCCGCACGATCCGAGGCGGAGGCCGTGCGGGCCGCCGCCGCGCCCTGCTGATTCTGTGCCGCTGCCAGGGCCTTGATGCGCTGCTCGAGCCGCTGCTGGCTCTGCTCGAAGGTCTGTTGCGCCGCGGCCAGCGCGGTGGTGTCGGTGCCGGCAGCGCGCAACGCGGTACGCATCCGCTGGATCGCTTCGCGCTGCTCGTCATACGCCTCTTTAGCCGCCCGGGCCACGTTGAGCTGCTGCTGCATGTCGGCAGTCGGCGGCCCCATGCCGCCAGGCGCCATGCCGCCGGTCTGCGCGGAGGCACGAATCGCCTGCTGGGCTTGCTGCCAGGTGGTCCGGTATCGCTCCAGTTCCTGGCGGGACTGCTGCAAGCTGCGCAACAACTCGCCGCGCACGGTGGCGCCGATCTTGTCCAGCGTCGCGTCGACCTGCTCGCCGGTGGTGGACAGTTGCCCGAGTTCCTGGCGTACCTCGGCCAGGTTCTTGGCCTGCCGGTCCATGCTGCTGTCGGTCTTGGCCAGGGCACGCTGCAAGGAGGACTGCGAGGCCGCGGTCTCCTTGACCGCCGTGTTGACGTAGCCCAGCGCCCGCCGGGTCTCGCTGACCGCGCCGCTGGACCGCTCGAAGGTCGCGTTGACCTGCTGCTGCTCCTGGCGAAGCTGCGGTAGCGAGGCACGCAGTTGCTGGGTCGCCGCGGTGTGCTCCTGATAGGAGGCCCCGGTCTTGGCCAGCGCGGTCTCCTGCTGACGCAGGGCGCGAACCGTGTCGCCGAACTCCTTGCGCAACGCCGCAGACGGCTGCTCGACGGCGTTGAGCTCACCGAGTAGCTCCCGGTAGCGTGTGCGCAGCCGCTCGACGGCGGTGGCCTGCTGTCGCATCTGCCCGGAGAGGCGATCCGTCTGCACCCCGGCCTGCTCGCCGCGACGAATCTCGGCGTTAAGTTCGGCCAGCCGGGCCTTGGCGGTGGCCGCGTTCTGCTGGTAACTGCGCAGGCGATCCGTCAGTTGTTGCTGTCGCGCCGCCAGCCGGGTGGCGGTGGCGTCACTGCGCGACATCTCGGTGTTGAGCTGGCGCTGTTCCGCCGTCAGCGCGGCGAGCGAGGCTTCCAGCCGGTCGGCGGCCGCCTTGGCCTCGGCCAGGTCACCGGCGAACTTCTCCGCCCCGCCTGACCCGGAGATGGCGCGCTGAAGGGTGCCGAGCGTCTTGCCCAGTTGCTGCAGGGTGGAGCCCGTCTCGCCCGCGCTGTCCTGCGTCTTGCGCTGAGACTCGCGCATTTGATCAAGCGAGGCGGTGATCGAGCCCAGCGCCTTGCTGGCCTCGTTCTTAGCCCGAATGACCAGCGAAACCTCGCGATTACCCTTAGCCATTCGAGAGCTCCTTCAGCAACTTTTTGAGCCCGGCGTGTCCCTTCTTCGATAGCAAGGCCGCGCCCGCGGCATGAAACAGGGTGGTGCTACTCACGTCCCGGTGGTTGGTGCGCTCGACCACGATCTGCACCTCCTCCCAGACCATGCCGATGGGGTAATGGCGGGCCTGGTGGTGGCCGTGATCGAGCAGCAGGCTGACCTGTCGGCGCAGCCCCCACACCCAGTCGCTCAGGTCTTCAGGCTTTCCAGCAGCCCCGTGGTCCCCTGAGCCATCCGTACCACGGTTTCCACGAGCTTTTTTGGCCCGCCCGCCGCATCGAAGGACAGGTCGATGACCTTCTCCAGCGCGTCGATCTGCACCGGGAAGGGCAACTTGCGCACCAGATCGGCCTCTCCCGCCTCGCCGCCGGCGCAGGCGATGATCTCGGAGACCAGCCCCGGCATCGAGTCGACCAGCGGCAGCAGGAAGCCCGCCACACTGTCAGACGTCAGATCGGTGTCCGACGCCGTGAATTCACTGAATACCTTGCGCATTGCCTCGCCGTGACGTCGCACGAGCCAGGCCAGGTCGTCGAGGCTGAGGCCCCGGACGGCAAAGTTGCCGCCCGGAATCTCAATGATCGCCTCGGGGATTTTCAAGTCCTTGAGTCCCATCGGGGATCACCTCATTTATGCAGGAACGTAAGCCCGACCATCCATGTAAATCGACTCCAGCGTGCCCTTCTTGAGGACCTCGAGGTCAAACGGCAACTGCTGCCACTCATCGCTCTTGAGCTGGAAGTCACCGGAGGGGGTGATCTTGACCCACGGCATGAAGTAGTCGATGTCGTCACCGGCCGGGTTGTAGGCCAGGAAGCGCAGCGAGCCTTCGATGGTGTCGGACTTCGAGATGATCCGCTGGCGAGTGCTGGCCTTGACGTCGTAGGTCACGTCGACGGTGTCGGTGTCCGCCACGACCGTCGCGGTGTCGAGCAGCGTGAAGCGACCCAGCGCCATGTCGAGGGTGTAGTCCACGTCGATGACCAGCGGGGTAGCCCCGACAGTCAATGCCACGTTCTCGACATCACGCACGCCGGAAGGCTGGGTGGTACTGGTGCCCAGCTGATACGAGGTGCCCAGCTCGACGTCGACGAACGACTCGGTGTCTGCGGTGGAGCCCGCGGTGCTCTCCAGCGTCTGCGTACCGAGGAAGAACATCGCCAGGTTCTGCGGCGAGATGTTGTCGGTGATGAAGCTGCCGTTGTAGTCCAGCTGCAGGATGACCGACTCGTCCTTGATGCGAACACCGTGATCCGAGTTGTAGTGGTCGAGGTTCTCCTGCTCGGCACTGAAGCCCAGCTCAGGAGAGTTACCCAGATACCGCTCGCCGCGCGGCACTTGGGTCCCGGTGCGGTACTGACCGAAGTGGATTTCACCCCGGCCCAGCGTGTAGTTATTGCTCATGCCGTTCACCTCTTTCTGTGGATATGGCAACTATATGTTGAAACCCGGGTCAAGCGTAAGGCTCATTGAGGTTTTCCACAATGCCCAGGGTGATTCTCATCCAGAAGTATGCCTTGTCGCTGATCTCGTCAGCGGGTCGGACAACGCCCTGGCTGAGCCGGAGTTCCGTCACCACATCGCCCATCCCGAGGATGTCACGCTGCCGGTCACGGATTCTTTCTTCGATCAGGCGCTTCTTCACCTCGCCGAGGAGGTGGTGCGCCGGGTCGGTCGGGTTGTCGCGATCATCGGCGACAAACCCTTGAATCTGCAGCGTCCAGGGACCGTGCGCCTTGGCGCTGGTCTGCGGGGACGGCTGCTGTTCCTGCTCCTCGATCTGCTCGAGGATCGCGATCATCGGCAGCGGGTCGGTGTAGCCGAAGATGTCGCGCCCACGAAAGACCTTGCCGGTCAGGTCATGGGCGTAGCCGTTGGCCGGGGTGATGGTCTCCAGCACACCGGTCAGTGCCTTGAGTACGCGCAGTCGGGTCGGGTCGGCCATCGTCACAGCTCCATCAGTCGGAAGAACTCTTGCGCCAGGAAACCGGCGGTGTCACGGACACCGTCTTCAGCGACCCCGCGGAAGACCTGGTTCACGCTGGGCCCATAGAGCAAGTAGAGCCCCTTGCCGACGCGGGTCATCTGCTTCTTGTTGCGCACGCTCTCGCCGGCCTTGAGGCGAATCGCCAGCCCCAGGTTGCCGCCCTTGAGTTTCATGATGAAGGCGCCTTCCATGAACTGGGTCTCACCCGGCGCCACGGTCACCTTCACGCCGCCGGCCTTGCGCGAGGCCGCCGGGTTGCGGCTGGCAGCGAAGCGAGCCAGCGAGGTCGGCCGGTCGCGGCCGGTAATCCGTGCCTCCAGGCTGCGCGGGCTGGCCATCTTGTCGATCTTCAACCGGCCGCTGCTGCCCGAGAGATAGCGTGCCGGGAAGGCGACCTGCTGCTGCATCTCACGCGCCGCGCTGGTGCGCCGACGCCGGGTGGTGGTGTTGATCGCCTGCTGGGCCTTGCGCGCGATCTGCGGCGCCAGGTCCGCGATGTCATCGAGGCTGTCCAGGCCATCCACTGCCACCACATAGGCGTCGTTCATGGCTCACTCCTTGTCGAGGGTAAACAGCCGGATGCCAAGGCCGTCTGCCGCGGTATGAAACCGACGCAGGAAACGATGATCCCCGGCCCCACGATCAGCAGCACGCCGGGCTGGCGGTTCGTCATGCGGCCAGTGAGTCAGCGGCCAGCGCGGCCAGGTTGCCGTCGTACTCTGCGGCCGTGAGCGGTGACCCCTTGCCCGCGCGGGTGGTCAAGTTGAGACTCATGCGAAGACGTCCTCCTCAAATACGGTCGGCTCGAATACCGGACGACATCACGGTGCCGGCAGCCCCAGCCAATCGGCGTTGGGGTCCAGGCCCTGCTCGGTGATCTGGCTGGGCGTCATCTTGACCACCTCAGCGGTCACCGTGATGTCGTCCGGCGCATGGTCATGGTCGACGTAATAGGCGCCCAGGTCGCGCGTCACCACGATGGCGTCACGCACCGGGACGACCTGGCTGCGCAGAAAGATGATGCGTGGCGTAAGCTCCGCCCGGTCGGCGAAGCCCCCACGCAGCAGCTCTCCCAATTCACTCATGTTGAGATGCAGACGCACCGTGGCCGCTACCGGATCACTACCGGCGGCGGCCAGGTACCAGACAGGCTCGGCGGCATGGGCATGAAGCTGCCGACGAATCCTGCGCTTGGCGTCGCGAAAGCTCACCGGCTCACACCAACTCGTCGCCGGCCGCGAGGTCCGCGCGCAGGGTCTCGAGGATGTCCGCCTTAGACGCCTTCTCGTCGATCTCGACGCCGTTATCGGCAGCGAACCTGATCAGGTCGGCCTTGGTCATGCCGGCAAGCTCGTCAGGCGCGGTCGGCGTGGCCCGGGTCGTGTCGTCGGGCTCCGTGGCAGGCGCGGTCGGCGTGGCAGCCGCCTTGCCGGTGACCTGACGCGCGGCCCCCGCGGCGATCAGGAACGCGGCCTCGTCGCCCGAGGCGTCGAACACCGTCTTGGGCGCAATCGCGACGAGTGTGTCGTTCTCGCCGCGACGCTGAATAGAATGGATAGCGATCAGTTGCATGGGGTATCTCCCAGTGAAGGTCGGGCGGCCCGGAGGCCGCCCTTCCTATCGGCTGTTAGCCCGCGAGGACATTGGCCTTCAGCGAGTTATTGGGGTTCACGACAACCGGCAGCGGTGCCGACTGCGTCATGACGTAGGTCACGCTCGGGTCATCGCTCGACCACATCTTCGGGAACGCCGGCATGGCGTTGAATCCCGCCTTGTCATCGAGGATGGCACCGAAGGCACGCACCACGTTGATGTTCGGCCCGGTCAGCACGATCTCCTTGGGGTCAAGGAACTTCTCGACGGCCCCGGCCGGGGTCTCGTAGAAGTCGCTGTTGACCCAGAGTTCGAGGTTCGGACCCAAGCGGCCGATGTACTCGACGTAGTCACCGCTGCGCAGACCGGTGTTCAGGTCGGCGTTGGTGCCACGACGCTGGGTGTCGAGCTGAGCCAGCACGCCCTCGTTCTTGAGCATCACGCCGAGCACCTCGTCACCCACCGTCAGGCGGTTCACCGGGCCGCCGAAGTCGGCGCGCCGTACCCTGTCGATCCAGGTCTGAATGTCATCCATGATCGGGTACGTCGTGGCGTTATCCCAGAAGGTGCCGGACAGGGTGACGGTGTGGTTCGCGTCACGCTGATAGTCCACCACCCGCGTCGGGTAGTCCGGGCCGCTCAGGGTCACCTGGCCGTCGATCACCGCGCGGGCCACCATCCACTCCTCGCGACGCTCGATGGCCTCGCGGTGGGCGCGCATGATGTCGCCGATGATCGCGTTGTAACGCTGAATCGGGGACAGGGTGTTCGGCGAAAACAGGCTCTCACCGGGGCGACGCTTGATCACCCGCCCGGGGCTGACCGGGTCCTTGGGCTTGAGGTAGGCCGGCTTGAAGCGGGTCACCGTGCTCGCCTCGGAGTAAATCGGGCGGCCCTGGGCCGTCGGCACGATCAGCGGAGCGATCTTGCGGCTCTCGCTGACCTTCTCGAAGTCGATGTACTCGTCTTCGAAGGTCACGACCGAGTTGCTGGTCAGGTCGCGGAAGTAGGTGCTCGCCGGCTCCATCTCCCGAAACAGGCCCAGCAGGGTGGCCGTGTCATACATCTGTACTTGGATAGCCATCTCATGTCCTCCTGGACTTAGCTGTAGTAGGGCACGCTGACGCGAATCTGGTTCGCCGTCGCAACGGCAAAGGCCCCGCGCTT